AATCCAGGCATTTTGCCAGGCTTCGATAGTGTGTGAGTTATAGCCTCCGCTTCTTTAATTTTCATTGTCTGTAATTCCTGGGTTAGCTTCTAAGTCAATCATGAATTTTAAAATCTTTTGTAGTTCTTTTGTGCTCAAGATTCCAAAGAAGTTATTAATTTCTTTCTGTAGTTTTTTGTGATCATTAGGTATGTTTTTATATTTAGTCATAATCTTTCTCCTTTAATTTATAGGATACTATATCCTTATAATTCTGTCTTGTCAAGCTTTGAGCTTGACGCTTGCAGCTTGACGCTTGTTGCTTGTAGCTTGGGCCCTGATCCTGGAGCCAGCGCCAGTGATTAACCAGGGCGCGGATACTCTCCGCGCCTTGTCTTCTACTCACCAGCTACCTCTTTTAATTCTTCAGGATCTATACCATCCGCGAAGCTGGAGTGGTCTCCGGTATACTCGTAGAGTTTACCGTCAGTGTTGCCGTCTTCATCCATTAGCTGGAAGTGCAGCGTGTGCACTCCCACAAATTTAAACTTACTCATCTTTTTTCTCTTCCATATATTTTTTAGATCTCTCCTGATCTTCTTTCACCATCTTAATGATAGTATCCAGGGCATCCGCTATTCTCTTCAGGTTGTCATTTGCTATATACAAATGTCCGTTTACTTCTTTTTCCATAATATATCCTTTCTAAATACATCCTACACTATCCCTGAACCATTGTCAAGCGTTGCTTGCTGCTTGAAGCTTGGCGCTTTTATTAGCAGGACCAATGTTGGATTAACTCGAGTTAGCTTACCACATATGGTCCAGCAAATAAAAGTCATATAAACCCAGCGCCACCCCGTAGCTTGCGGACCCGGCAACGCTGAGCAAAGGCTGCCCCACCCGAAGTCACTTAGCGCGAAGCATTTGGTGAGCGGAATGTGTGCCTTTTTCATTAGCAGGCCCCTCTTCACACTAGTGGATCCATGGACCACAGCACTAATAGAGGCCAGCAAATAATGTAGCAGGATCCCGATATTCAGGTTGCCTGCTACAAGCTAATTTGAGTTTTTTAATTCCGCATATTAGCAAAGGGGAACCTCTCCTATATAATACTTGACAGATTGATTGTCAAGTGCTAAAACAATTAAATGCAAATAAATAAAAATAGAAAGGACACAATGACTAAAATAAGAATGAATACTGAACTTAGAAATAAGTTATTTAATAAAATAAAAAATGTCTTTGAGAATGAGGACACGCAAGAGAAAGAGGCATTTCTTCAAGCAAGAGAAGATGTTGATAGACAATATGAACACGCACATAGATTAGCAGTTGATGTTGTTGAAAGAGCATATCCACCAGAAGATGTTTCTGTTCTTAGAACTTTTAAAAAGAAATATGGAACTCCTTGTGATGTTGTTGCAAAAGATAAATGCTTTTACTTTGCACATACAGAAGATGTTGATGATGAGGGCGATCAAAAACAAACTTCAACACACTTTGATTTTGGTTTGTTTGGAAATCTAAATGGTAGTGAGTATGATAGTGAAGAGGGTAAAAAGTTTGCGTTTGCATATTTTAGGGAAGATTTAAAAGCTATGGATTGCAACCCAGATATCTTTGCACAACAAAATGAAAACAAAGATAACCCACACAAAACAAAACATGTTGATGAGTGTTCAAAGGCACTTGGCAAAAGTGGTGGTGGCTATCATTCTTCAAATGACAATACAGGAATGACAAAAACTTTTGATGACCAATATTATCTTGATGTCATTGGAACATCATATTGTAGATCAAGAGCAATAGCTTGTACTAAAGATGAGTACGAACAATTTGAAACTTGGAGAATTGCAAAAGGTAATTTAGTTGTTAATCATCAAAAGTGGATTGATACAATTACTAAACAATGCGATCAATTAAAAATTGGATTGAAAGCATACAGACATCTAAGCGAGGGTATTGAACTTGCAACTGAACTTGGAATACAAGTTGATGAAGCCGAGTTAATTAGAACTAACTCAACAGGCTTGACAATTTATAATCCTAGCAACCTTGCAAGTATGATTAAGGGTATGAAAAACAAACAATCAGCTAATACAAGAGAAGCAAAACTATTGGCTAGAAAACAATATGAGGAAAGCATAAACTAACACTTGACATGGGGGAGAATATAGGATATTCTCCCCTTAATAACATACAGGAGAAATAACATGGAACTAAACAAACAATTCACAATAACTTATTATTCTAATAAGGATAAAAAACACATAACAAGACAAGGCAAATGGACTGACAAATGTAGATATTGGACATCTAAAGTTGGAGATAGTTTAATTACTTATTTTGACATGGACAAAGACCAATACAGAACTGCCAAAGGCAGTTGGAAAGTGAGGTACTAATGGAAAACAACAAAGTAAATTATGCAGAAGTAATTGGCAGATTGTTAATGATACTAACAGGATTTGTTTTAGTCATGTTAGGTTTCATAACTTTTATACACGCAGGAGATCACAAAGTATTAGGATTATTAATTTCTTTTGCAGGTACTGTTACAATGTTTGGGGGGTTGCCAGATCATGACTGAACTAACACAAGAACATTTTGAGTTGCACACTAAAAACAAAGCAGATCAACATGAACGACAAAAAATAAAGTTTTTAGAAGATAGAATTAAGACTCTAGAAACTGCAATTGAAAGCCATGCTAAAATCTTGGCTAGATTTCAAATGACCGAGGACAATGATGACCAAGGTAATATTGGAATTATTACAGAAGAAAGAATAAAGGAGAACAACCATGAGTAATTTTGTATGGTGTCATGGACCAAGTTGCCACAAATCCCACACTCAAGATAGGATAAGAGGTGTCAAGGGTAGCAAGGTCCTAAGGACTAAGAAAGTACCACAGACTCAATGGAATAGTGGAGAGAGAACAAGTATGTATTCTTATTTCTGTAGTCAAGGTTGTTATAATGACTTTGCAAATACATATGTAAGAGAGGTCATTGCTATTGCACCAAGGACCGAGGCTCTTGAAACACCGATTGAAGTAGTCAAGGAACAGTTAAGAGATTGGAGTGGTACAGATAGAATAGAAACAAGTATAGTAGTACTTGACAACAATGGTGGATAGTATAGGATAAGGCTATAACAAATACAGGAGAATATATGACAACAAATACAGCATGGTGGAACCTACCGATCGAGGAGTTAGAGCAGATGGCAGATGATAAGGGCAACATTAAACTTGATACAAAGATCAAGGCAACGAACCCATACTCTGGCCAATCAGCAATGCTAACACCAGAAGAGCATAAGTTATACATCGAGATCAAGGAACACGAACGAGATGAGGAGTACTCTGCAATGCAGAAGAAACTATCTAAGTTCAGTAGACTTAATGCAAGTGCATACATGGTCTTACTAGACTAACCGAGTTACAAACATGTGTGGTCCTGTTGGACCACACACACCCACCTACACACAATCAATAGAGGTACCAGACCCAATAACCATATAGCTTTATACTACTTACCCCCTATACCCCTTGTATATAAAAGGGGTCCCACTGCTTTAGTATAATTTGCTTGTTTTAGACAGATAAGGCTGTTAAATTCATTATGAACACCTATACAGGTGCAAAAAAAATTATAAAAAATTTTTATGGAAATAAATGACGTAGACGTAAGTAAGTTACCTTCGGACGTAAGAAAACAATTTAAAACGCTACAAGTAATGTATGCGGAAAAAAAAATACAAAATAGAGCTAAAAAAGATTTTTTAAGTTTTGTAAAATGTGTATGGCCTGAGTTTGTAGAAGGTGCTCACCACAGACATATTGCAAAAAAATTTAATGAACTTGCCGAGGGCAAGATAAACAGACTAATTGTAAACATGCCACCTAGACACACTAAGTCTGAGTTTGCATCATTTCTACTTCCTGCTTGGATGGTGGGCCGTAATCCAAAATTAAAAATAATTCAAGCAACTCACACAGGAGAACTTGCAGTTCGTTTTGGTCGTAAGGCCAAGACACTAATTGATAGTGATGAGTATTCTAAAATATTTGAAACAAGATTAAGAGAAGACAGTCAAGCCGCTGGGAGGTGGGAAACAGCACAAGGCGGCGAATATTTCGCTGCAGGTGTCGGTGGAGCAATCACTGGACGGGGTGCTGACTTATTAATAATTGATGATCCGCATTCGGAACAAGATGCAATGTCCTCGACCGCAATGGAATCAGCTTACGAATGGTACACGTCAGGTCCACGTCAGCGTTTACAACCCGGCGGTAAAATTGTTTGTGTTATGACTAGATGGTCTACAAAAGATTTAACAGGTATGTTGGTTGCAAAACAAAAAGAACCTAAAGCTGATCAGTGGCACGTGGTCGAATTTCCAGCAATCTTGGACCATGGACCAGGTAAAGAAAAACCAGTGTGGCCTGAGTATTGGAAAATGGATGAATTAGAGAAAGTTAAAGCAACACTACCCGTTGGTAAATGGAACGCACAATGGATGCAAAAACCTACATCTGAAGAAGGTGCAATTATTAAACGTGAGTGGTGGCGTAAATGGAAACACGATTGGATACCAGATCTTCATCATGTCATACAATCTTATGACACAGCATTTCTTAAAAAAGAAACCGCAGATTATAGTGCTATAACTACTTGGGGTGTATTTTATCCTGACAACGATTCTGGACCTAATCTACTGTTATTAGATGCTGTTAAAGAACGTTTAGAGTTTCCAGAGCTAAGACGTAAGGCATTAGAGCAGTATAAATATTGGCACCCTGAAACTGTAATTATAGAAGGGAAAGCATCTGGAATGCCTTTAACTTACGAATTAAGGCAAATGAATATTCCAGTTGTTAACTTTACACCGAGCCGAGGAAATGATAAGCATGCAAGAGTAAATACATGCGCACCTTTATTTGAGTCTGGAATGATCTGGGCTCCTGAACAGAATTTTGCGGATGACGTTATTGAGGAATGCGCTGCATTCCCTCACGGCGATCATGATGACTTAGTCGATAGTATGACTCAAGCTGTTATGCGATTCAGACAAGGAGGCTTTGTCCAACACCCTGAAGATTATGTAGAGGAACCAACAGAGTACAGAGAAAAGGTATATTATTAAATGGACGAGATTATAAGATTATTAATGAGCATGGGTAAAACCAAAGAGGAAGCTCTTGAATTTGTAGGTAAAGAAATACCTAAAGGTGGCGTGGATAACGTTGCATCAAATGTTTTAAAACCAATAACTAGAAAAGTTGCTGGTGATTTCCCGCTTATTGGATCACGGATCACGGACCCTACACAAACTGGTCAGTTTGGTAAATACAATCTTCAAGCATTAGATCCTACCGATAGATATTCATTGATTAGACAATCTACTGAAGATCAAAAACTTAACTGGCAAAAAACTTTAGAATTTATTAGAGAAGGGGGTTACAGTTTAAGTCCTTTACAAAAACAAAATTTAAATTTTAATCTGGGTGTCTTACAGAGATCAAAAGTTGTACTTAAAGATATTGAAAAAGGTTTAACAAGCGAAGGACAAAACGTAGAAGAAATATACCAAGCATTTGTTAAGAACAAAAGATTCCTTGGCAATGAAAGCACAGGATTAAGCGGTGAGGGTAATGCTATTTTAGAATTTATAGAAAAAACTAGAGGTAAGTTAGAAGACTTTACAAAAACTACAAAAAATCAAGAACAAATTTTAAAAGACCAAAAAGCTGCAAATGACAAAAGAATGAAAAGATTATATGAGGGCCGTGCTTATGAAGGCGATGTCGGAATGTATAGAACATTAGCCGGTTATCATTTGCCCAAGCTCCATGAAGCAGGGATCATTAACCTTGACCCTAAAATTTATGAAGCAATAAAAGCAGGTAAGTATCATCATGGTGGTGCAGACTTTTTTGCACCTGATCCTAATAGAGTTTTACAATACCACTTTGGTTCAAAAATATTTGACGATCTAGATAAAGCAATTGACGAAGCAGCATTAAAAGGTGGAGACATTCCTCTTAAAGGACCAGAAGGTATGATTAAATTTTTAAAAGATAATGACTATCTACCCTTTAAAGTAAATGGACCAGCAAATGCTTTAGATTATTTAAAACCAAATGAATTACTTGAACGTGTTAAAGAAATAGATAATTCTATTAAAACAATTAAATCAGGAGACAGTCCTTTTTATAAAACACCAGATCAAATGATGGATAGAGTTATGCAAGAAGCAAATGATAAGAAGTTATATCTTGAATCATTTCAACGAACACACCCTGAGAAATATAAACTGTATGAGAAAAAACAATCGGAAGAGCCTTTCTTTGGACTGGGTGATGTTAATCAACCTGATCCTTTTGGTGATTTATCTGATTTAACTTTTCCTAAAGACAAAGGTGATTTAATTAAGTTTCCTAAAAAAGAAATACCTTTTTTAACTAAAATGAAAGAACAATATACAAAAATGGTAAAAAATAAAAAAGAAAATATGCCGGGCAAAGATAATTCTAATTATGAATTACTACAGCAATCTTTAAGAGATTCAAAAGATGCGCTGACTGCAATAAAAATTGTAGAAAAAAAAGGAGGTACTCTTGACGAACAAAAAGAGTTATTTGAAAAGTTAAGATTACAAAATCTTAAAAGACCTTCTTCAGTTAAATTAAAAGAAACAGACGTTATTGATAAACCTTCAAAAGCAGGACAAGGTAAATTTACTAAAGCAGAATACTTAATCCAAAGATTAGAAAACACACTTAAAAATCCTAATGCAGATCCTTATGTTAGAAAAACTTTTCCTGGTTTTATAGACGAATTAAAAGCTAACCCAGATCTTGCTAAAGATGAAAATGTCTTTAAAGAGTTGGGTGGTGATCTACCTAAAGATCAACAGATTGTAGTATACGATGACGATACGTTAGATTTCTTTACACAAAAAGAAGGCCCAGGAAATATAAAAACACTTGATAAACTTCTTGAAGACAATCCTTTCCTATCAAGAGACGAAGGACTTAATCTTTTAAAAATGGAACCAAACGATCAAGTTATGGAATTAACAAAATTAAAGTTTCTTAATAAAAAGAAAACTGATAATGCTGAAGGCGGCATAATCAATTTATCACAAGGTGGCATAATTTAATGAAATATTTACTAAACTTAGGAACAGGAGCATTAGACGATGTGGAAACACCTAAACTAGGTGAGAAGTATTTTGCTAGTGCAGAGACTGACGAGATCATTAAACAAATAAACGATGAGTTCGGTCCAGGGACCATGTTCCCTGCATCAGAAGCCCCGCAACCAGAAATAAAAACACCTCAATCAGTATTTGAGTTTGGTCAACGTAACCCTGCAGCAGATGGCGGGATGATGAGACAGAACTTTGTTTTACCCGGATTAATTTTTGCACCACAAGCTATAACAGCAATGGCTGCAATAACAGGTTTGGGTATTGAAGCGGTAAGAAGGCATGCACAAGCAAATCCAGATTTAGCTACAAATTTATTAGAAAACCTTAAAACTAATTCCGCTAATCTTAAAAATAATGTTTTAGCTTTTGTTGATGGTGTTCACGGAGAAAAATCAGAAGAAACAAAAAAAATAGAAGAAGCAGGACGAGTAGAAACATTTCCTATACAGGAAGATTATTCTGCTAGTTTTGGTGGTAAAGGAACTGAAATTCCAGAACAAACTAAACAAGAACCACCAGTTTCAGGTGGCATAATAGAATTTCCACCAAGCACAGGTGGAACTGAAATAATAGAACCAAAAAAAGGTGATAATATTTTTTACTCAAAAGATACTAAAAAAGAAATTAAAGAATTAACCGACACTTACAGAGAAACTAAAACTAAAAAAGGTAAGACACAACCTGTAATGAAAGAATATGAAAAATTAGAATTAATTAATATAGTTATAGACAAATTTAAAGAACTAGAAGGTAGGTCTCCTACAGGAACAGAGTTAAAAAATCTTTCAGGGACAAAACAAATAGATAATTTATTTAAAATAATAAGAGACAATAAAATTGAACTGTCAAAAGCTAGAGCAAATTATGACAGAATGGACCCAGCATACATTCAAACAATGGAAAATAAATTTCAAAAACGAGCAAATGAACAAGATACAATTACTAATTTTGGAAATAAAAGTTTTTACCCAGACACTGTAACATTAAAAGATGGAACAGAAGTTAATGCTAAAGAATTCTTTGAAAAAAACTTAGCGGACAGAATTAACATGGGTCCTGGAAGAAAAGACAACCCAGCTTTACAAAATAAAGCTCTAGCAGAATTATATAATACAAACGTAAGAAAAATAGAAAAAACTATTGCACTTATTAAAGCCAGCCCTGATTTTAAAGCTGATTACCCACCACCAAGAGATGTTAGTTACGCAAGATTAAACACGGAAAGAATAATAAAAGAAGCTAGAAAATATTTAAAGCCCTCTGAGTTAAAAAATGTAAGAATTCAAGAAAA